ACAGATAATATGCATCGTGTCGCTGTATTATGGAACGGTTTAAAGTTTGATCCAATCCAAAGCATGTCATTAAACGATGCTCAGTTTAAAGATTTAAGGATTATGAATCGTGATAACATCATTGCTGGATTTGGCTTATTTCCTGAAGTTGTCGGTTTTGGTCAGCGCACTTATGAGAATGTTAAATTTTATCGCCGTATGGCTTGGACAGAAACGCTGAAACCATTTATGAATAGAATGACGGATTTGTTGACGCAGAAGTTCTTGCCGCGTTTTATAGATACTCAAAAGAATCCGGATGTCAGGGTTATTGCAGACTATTCAAAAGTCGAAGCGTTGAAAGAAGAGCGTTCATCAAAGATGGAAGATTATAAGAAAGGCGAAAAATCTTTAACATACAATGAAATTCGTGTTGATGTGTTCAAAAAAGAAAGACACGAAGATGAGCGAATGGACATTCCAATCGGCTTATTGGAAATGGATCAAAAGTCTGCAGCGAACCCGCCGGCAAAATCAAATAAGTATTCTGAAGAACTGCATGCAAATACACCTGAGCTGAGAACAAAGATATGGCAGGAAAAGATAAAGTCCATTGAGTCGCAGGAAGAAAAAATGCTTCCAAAGATACGCCGCTTTTTTGATAAGCAAAGGAGCAGGGTTGCCGGCAGTATTGATTCTTACGTGAAGACACCGCTAACATCTGAAAATGTCTTATTTGATTTACGTCAGGAAAATTTACTGCTGATAACAGAAGGTGCGAAGTGGATAGCAGAGCCGTTTAATGAAGCTGTTCAAGAATTAATGAAATCTTTAGAAGCAGGTACATTTGATTATGAACTGCCGTCTGTCAGATATGCGCTTGGTCAGCGAGTAAAAAAGCTAAGTACATTTATTAATTCAAAAACAGATAAAGATATTAAAGCGGTTGTTCAGAAAGTATTTGACGAGTACGGCGGGCAGGACATCGCGGTAATACGCGACGCCTTAAAAGATGCTGTTCGTGATCTTTATAAAGGCTTCAAAGATTCAAGAGCGGAATTAATAGCGCGAACAGAATCAGTTGGCGCCTGGAATATGGGACAGCAGGAAGCTTTGCAGCAGGCAGCCGCAAAAAAGAAAATCGATAATAAAATGTGGCTAACATCCAGGGACGATAAAGTAAGAGATTCTCATCTTATTGACGGGCAGGTTGTAGGCGTCAACGAGATGTTTAGACTGCAGGACGGCTCTGAAATGTTATATCCGCACGATTTTAATGAAAGATGTGTTGAAATACCAACAAGGGAGAAGAGGACAAATGATTAAACGAGTTTTCGCTTTATTGATTATTTTTATTATAGGGCTTCAAGCTCAGACAACTGATTTACAGAGAGTGTCGTTTGAATATCCGAATGCCAGATCGTCATACGGATATTATGAGAATTATACGACAATCGCTGCCGGCAGCACTGATGTATCTGTGATACTTGAAAAAGCTGCGAGCAAGGATCATTACGGCTATTGTGATTTATCATGTAAGATTACCGGCGACAGTACTGTCACTGTAAAATTTGGCAACTGGAACGGCTCGACGATAGGTGCAAGTACAACCTTAACATCATTAACCGGCACCGTCACAGCGACATCAACTGCGACAATAAAGACTTGGGATATTGGAACGAATGCAGCATATAGGCGCAATGCTTTAGGCTATGAAATAAATTGGAGTGTTCCGTCAGCAACAGATACAGCACAGGTAATCTATTACAGGGTGGATATACGATGAATAAGATAATTCTATTTCTTTTGGTATGCCTTACGACTGTTTTATTCTCTCAAGAAACTCCGCATGTAAGGTATAAAGATCTTAATGATGCTTGCAAGACATCAATATCTGCTTATGTGATAACGCAGGACGGCACCGTCACAGGTACTTGGGTTTTAAGTACATTATTGACAGCGAATGCGGGCATTGTACTTGACGATTCATTAAAGACAGGCAGCGGTGATTTTGTCGGGCTTGGTACCGGCAAAGGTATTATCACCTTTACAGATGCAACGATTGATACGATTGCAATAAGCGGCGCAAATTTAACAAATGCTTTAGCTTTCACAAACAGCGGTTTAGCAACTTTTGGCGGCGGTATTTCGATTGGTGCAGCGCAGGAATTTACACTAACAGACGCCGGGCTGGATACAATAGCTACTGAAAGTAATATTATCTTAGATACCTACGGCGACGCTGCAGCAGATACAGCCGTCACCTTAACAGGCGTCGTCGGTCAGGTTGTTTATATATCAACGGCAGATAATGGACGTGATATTACATTCTTAGACGCAGGCAATTTTGCGCTCGGTGCGGAAAGAGTACTGACAAATATCAATGATGTGCTTGTATTAAAAGCAACAACGGATACGACCTGGAAAGAAATTTCGTTTGCGAATAACGAGTAGGGAGATTCTATGTATAAATTTTGCAAGACAGTCAAAGCAGATTTACCAGACGGAGCGATAAGGTTCAGGCTTACTGAGCGTCAAGTTGACCGCGACTCGGAAGTTATAGAACCCAAAGGTATTGATCTTAAAAATTTTAAAAAGAATCCAGTTGTCGTCTGGTCTCATGACGTATGGGGATCAAAATTGCCTGTCGGTAAAATATTGACGAATTCTTTTGAACAGACAGATAAGTTTCTTGATGCTGATGTGCAGTTCGATTTAGAAGATCCATTTGCTGCAATGGTATATCATAAATACGATCAAGGATTTTTAAATTGCGGTTCTATTAGATTTAGACCGACTGTAATCAGCAAGGATCCTGTTTTATCAGGTCAGCGCGGTGTTACGTTTAAAGAATGCGAGCTGATTGAATTTTCTGCTGTCATCATTCCAGCAAACATAGGCAGCCGGCAGGTACCGCCCAAAAAAGATTTTGAACCGTATCTCAAAGAGTTTGAAGATTTTCCGCATTATGAAGAAATAAAATCTTTTTACGAATCAGAAGATTATCAGTTCACGCCGGACGATTGGATGAAATACTGCAACGCAGATGGTGACTGCATTATAGATGATATGGACGGTAATGCACCTATAATCAAAATATTTGATGGATTAGATAAAGGATTCAGCATTGATAGAGAGGAGCTTGATTCTCAATATTTGATTTATGATTGGGCGAGCAAATTTTGCAACTGCAACATAAAAGATTTGTATATGACGAATACTGGTTTCACAAAATTATGGAAAGGTACTTTTCTCTCCGCGATTAATCTTTTTACTAAAGATTGGAATATCCATGATACGAGAAATTTAACTGCTTCAGGAAAAGAAAAACCGCCTGAATATGAAGAGATTGAATTAAATTCTAAAGAGAATCTTAATTCGATGATACAAGGGACTAATTTTTATATAACCGAAGATGATATAAAATTAGTAGTCAGCTTTGAAAAATCTTGGGACGGCGGTGGATATGTTATTGTTTATGGGGATGTGAAAAATCGAAAGTATATTGAAGATTTTCTAAATAAATGCTGGAGATGGTCGGAGCAGAATCACAAATTAAAAGGCGAGTCTTTTGCTTTATCGGGTAATTTTTTAAAGCGTACCGGGATTGATTTTTGCAGTGTATTTACAACAGAAAAGAATATCAAGCCGATTAAAAGTATAGTAAGCCTTGTCAATAATAAGCAGGAAAATTGTAGTAATCGCGGTTTGGTATTTATGGGTCCTCCAGGTACAGGTAAGACCTTATCAGGCAGAGTGATTATGAATCAAGCTGATTCAACATTTATTTGGATCTCTGCAAAAGATTTTTGGAGAATGGGTGCGCTGCATGGATTAGCAAGTGCATTTTCATTAGCCAAGACCCTTACTCCATCTATCTTATTTATTGAAGATGTAGACAACTGGATGAATGGGCATACCGTAGATTTGTTGAAAACTGAGATGGATGGTATAGATCAATCTACCGGTCTTGTAACTATTCTGACAACTAATTATCCCGAAAAATTGCCTGACGCATTAATTGATCGGCCGGGCAGATTTCATGATGTCTTAGAATTTAGTCTGCCGAAATCGGAACAGCGATCCGATATGCTTAAAAATTGGATCGAAGATATTGATTCTGACACATTATCTGAATTTGTAGAAAAGACAGATGGTTATAGCGGCGCACATCTTTTTGAGCTTTGTAATTATGTAAAGATAATCAGCGCAGAAGAAGATATTGAAATCAAAGATGCTTTAGATAAAGCCTTAAAGAAGATTAACGAGCAGAGAGAATTGATCAATCAAAATCAATTAAGCGGCAGTAATTATCAAAGAGCATTTCTTGCCGTAAATGAAGACGACAAGTTATTTGATTATGAACCAGTTGAAGAAGAAGTTGAAGAATTATCTATGGAATCAATCGAAGACAGCAATGAATTTTTTAAAAAATATGATTTTACCAAGTGGGAAGAAGTTGCTAAGGCAATGAATGATCTGTTTGCTTTAGATGAAGATACTGCTTCTCATGTCAAGCATTATATCTTTAATCAATTGTCATTACTCTATAAGCAGTTCAAGCAAGAGCCTCCAGAGCTCATTGAACAGAAGGTGCTCGAAGATCAAGAAGATTATGACATCAGCAAAGAAGATGAAGATTCGATTATAGTTGATGCTGCTATTAACTTGATAACAAACGGAGGCAAAAAATGACAGATAAGGAAAAACAAGAACGTCTAAAGATGCTGACTGCGAAAGTCGTTGAAGCTGTTAAACAGTCTGAAGAGTACAAAGAAGATAATGGCCGCGACGATGTATTGTTGACTAATAAAGTTAATACAATCGTCACGGAACAGCTTTCTGCGATGGACGCCGCGTCAGAGAAGACTCGCAAAGATGAGTTCGATAAAGACCAGGAAACTATGGATGAGTTTCTTGATGAGCAAATGAAAATGATTGACAATATGGATCCCAAAGATCGTGTCATACATCAGAAAGCTCATATGCTGTATTCGAAAGAACGTCTTTCGGATAAGTATGACAGCAGCATAGCTCAAAGGATTGAAGACTT